TATTTATCTGATTTGATTAAACTTAATACTAGATCTCTAGTATGGTTACCATATCCGGATCTCGTAGCTACCGGTCCTTGTACAACTATAAATGGTTTCATATTACTCCTGGGGTTTCAATTGTTTGTTTACGTTCGACTTTATATAATGCAAATTTTTCTCTCGGTGTCCATTTCTCTAAACATTCACTGATACATTCAATGAATCGATCGGACATTCTTTTAGCTGACATATTAGACTCCGTACCATTAACCCATAAATGTCCTTGCATACCTTTACTTTTACGGTCTTCACGTGATTGCTTCCACCATGTATAAACGGCATCACCTACTTCTTTAAAGTCTACGCGGTCATCAAATATATACGGAGTCATTGGAGAACCTTGTAATGAACGGTTTGAGGGGTATACAGGTATTGTCCACGGTGCATGTTCAGTATATGTACCAGCATGATTAGTAGGGAACTCGGTTGTAAATTCAATCCATTCACCTTTATCATCTTGGAATCGACATCCGTCTTGCAAACCACCGGTTACATTATTAATAATAGGTGTACCTGCATGCAACGATTCACACCATGAAATACCAAATCCTTCATTTGATGCTATGTTAATTGTCACGTCTGCGATGTTATAATAAAAATTCAATGTCTTAGCATCTACAGGATTCGTACTGAATATAACTGTATAGTTAGGACATACAGCTTCTTTCACTGCAAACAAGTCAGTACCATTTTCATCTATTGGTTGAGTATGCATAAACAGCACACATTTCTTTGCCTCTTCTGGCGTGAGCTGATCGCAAAAATGTTTATATGCTAGAATTACATCGCCTGGTTGTTTACGTCTAATATTTCTGTTGTTCCAAAATAAAATGAATTCTGGACGTACGCCATTATTAAAATTGCTAACAAACGTGTTATATTCTGCCCATTGAGGATGTGTTTCTGTGATAGGGAAAAATCTATTTGAACTAACACCATGTGGTACCCATTGTACTGCCCAATCCGGCTTTGGATGTTTTCTCAATACATTCTTAACTATGTTCTGCGTTTGTCTTGAAATGTTCATTATCAAATCACATGACTCATAATATGATTCATTCCAAAATGGATATGGCAGGTCATCCCAAATATTGTAATACATGATTGGAATATGTTGACGAATGGTATGTTCTATCTGATACAACCAAATCCAAAAACGTGGATCTGTAAAATGCAATATTGCATCTGGTTGTTCTGCATTCATTACTTGCTGTAATATCTGCGGATTGCCATAACCTGAACATGCATAAATTTTAACAGATGCATGATCAATTCCAGCTTCTTTATTTACATCAGCTGAAATATCAAATACCTTACCTTCATCTGGATGTTTAATAGCTGCCCCTAATTGCACCCAATCGTATTCATGCGCAGTGCCTATGACAAATTCACGTGACATTGTAGCAATTCCAGAATGCATTCGCAAATCATCTGATAATAATAAGATTTTCTTTTTCTTTGGTCTGTTCGGATCAATCTTCCGAAGTTTTGGTAACTGTATTGGTTGCATTTTACTCCTTGTAACTTTAATATAAATATGTAATTAAGTTAGTATAACTACTTTTTTATTATGCTTTTGGGCTGATTGAATTGCACTTTCAGAGCCTTTAGCATTTTCTCCTTCTGGTATCAATGCAATCATCATATCACAATTTTTTGCAATTAAATTGTTACGATGATGAAATTGAGATACATGATATGGTTTACCATAATAATGTTCTGACATTGCACTATATAAATTTTTTGGTGTATGAGCTAGATTATATTCTTTGTAATCTATTTCAAATTCAATAGAAAATTTTTTAACATATTTATCAGCACCGTCTGGACATCCTCCTGATATAACTGTCAATTCATTACCAAATCGACGTTTCAAATCTGAAAGTAATGTTTTTACTTTACGCGCGTTTTCATATGTACGACTTCCAATGATTGCAATTTTCATACACAAATTCGTTTGGCCTTTGGACATAAATCTTCTTTGTTTGCAAATTCACAATATTTGCAGTTCTTCTTACCTTTACCAGCGATTGCTGGATATTCTCTTTGATCATTATATGTACCATCTTCTTTGAAAGAAGAATTAACAAAGCTTTTGATCGATTCGTTTAGTTTATTACGAGTTGGTTTACCGCTTGCTGGAATAAATTCTTGTACTCGCTTTTGAGGAAACATTGCACCTTCAATCAATTTACGTTTAACGATCATGTAAACTATATCAATCTTTTCTGGGTCCCAACCGAACTGCTTAGCATAATATTCTTTGTATAACACTAACTGAGATGCTTTTGTTTTATCAGCTTTCTGATATTTGTTCCAACCTTGATTACTAGTCTTAATATCAATTATCTTTTTACGATCGGTTCGCTTATCTCGTATAACCACATCTAAATAGCCTAACATGAATATAGGCATATCTTCACCGACTGGATGATATATAGGAATCTCAATTCCGATCAATTCTTCATTTTTTGGAGAAAAATACTTACCGCGATTACGTTTGATATAATTAAGAATTGCAACGCCGTCTTCATAATATTCAATCAATTCAAATTTATTTGAAAAATGTTCACCCATTTCATCGACTGCTGTTTTATACAAAGTCTGCATTTTATCTAACAGATACTTATTTAGATCAATTTCATCAGCCTTTTTAACACTATCTGTATACATAATAGTCAGATAATGCTGCAACGTCTCATGAAATGCTGTACCAAATAATGTATTGATATTTTGAGAAAATTGCCTATGTCCTTGTATATATGTCAATTCCCATGACTTCGGACATTTCTCATACATTGCAAATTGCGAATATGATATTTTTTTCTCGCCGGATTTTGGCTCTCTAATATTAAACTTTATCAACTTATGCATACATAAATATAATAAATCTTTTGCAAAGAACCAAATTATTTTTTAGATAATTTACCTAATGATCGCTGTAAATACCATAATGCCTTTTCCAAATCTTCAACTTCAGTATCTGGATTTTTCTTACCTGCTCGCGATATGTATTTAACTGCGTTTCCTAAATTGAAATCTAAATCCCATGCTTCAATAACTTTTATTGCTTCATACGGATTTTCATCTCCTCCATAGTATTCTGGATGGTCTACTCTTTCACTGAATTCAACTTTTACTTTACTGTCTTTAATTATTTTAGCCATTGTTTTATTTCTGTTTCTGTTTTACCATATCGCTTTAAAATATCAATCAGACCTTGTTTATCAACTCCTTTCCAAAAATCAATACATTGTTTTGATTCTCGATTTGATATCATATAATGATTAGAGATGAATTCAACTAGTTCTTTGTTATATTCATCTGTTTTTTTACCTTTGATATATTTAGCAAACGATTTTTGTTTTGGAAGAAAATCGCAATACAATTGATACACATGTTTTTTATCTAACGGTCCAATTGTATACTGTTGAAACATATCAACCAGTTCGATAAAATCAGGATTCATTGACAACCAACGATTAATCAGATATGGACTAAATGATTTCTGATCGGCTTCTGACAATGAATCCCAAGATGTTTTCTTAAATGTAATGTTTGCTAAATGATCAAATATTGTTGCTGGTTTTGTCATTTTCGTTTGGTATTTCAACTACTACACATTCTGTTGTTAACATTGTTCCTGCAACCGAGGCCGCTGTTTCTAATGCTGTTCTTGTTACTTTAACTGGATCAACAATACCTTCTTCCAACATATCTACAAAATATCCTGTACGAGCATTAAATCCAACATTAGTAATATTTTTATGATAATCAATTTTATCTCGAAGTACTTCGGCATTTAATCCGGCGTTTTCAATAATCGCATTGAAAGGTGATTGCACTGCTTTACGTACAATGTCAACACCAGCTGCTTGGTCATCATTTTCTATACCTTCGACGACTCGGTCATTACCATATTTCAATAATGTAATTCCACCGCCTGGTACAATTCCTTCTTGCACTGCTGCTTTAGTCGCATTTAATG